ACTACCCCAAGTACGTAAGCCATAATACGAATCACCGTATACAAAAGCCATACGTTACAACTGTATTAGTTGAGCGTTATGTCTAAGTCACCTGATGGTACTCGAAACACGTCACCAGTATCAATCGCTTTGGATGATGCTAATGTTGCGTAGGCCATCATATTTCCTGATGTAGCTGCATCAAATACTCCAACGTGTGTGACTGTACCAAAAGCCGCAGTTGCTGTAGCAAATTCTACTGCTGCGTTATTTGATGTCGTTGCACCTGATGTAGTAAAGTTTACAGGTCTTCTTGCATATGCTGTATTTGAAGTTGATACTTCAGTACCACCACCAGTTTCACCTGGAGCTGCTGTAAATAATGCTAAGTAATGCTGAGAAGGAGCTGAGTAAGCCGCTCCAGCAAATACATGATCTAAAATTTCTGTTTCTAAAAAGTTGGTAAAACTCATATCAATCCCCTCACTTTAAGTGTTAACCCTGAACCACTAAACCTAGCGTCTTCAGAGACTTCGTTTAAACGCTGTACTGCTGCGCCATACAACTGCGCCCATACAGCTACTCTTTGGTCATCTGCTAGATACGGTGCTGAATGTAATAACGCTCCATAGAGGTATACATCAGGTGCTTCTAGTAAAAGCCAATTATCTGCGTTACTACTACTTAAAGCGTCTAGCTTCTGATAGTAGAGTAACTCAAAATCTATGTCATTACTTGGAGTTGGGTGCAACTGAAATTGTCCATCTGCGTGTGTGTAATGTGTTGGTGTTCCTGTTTCGTTATTGTTTGCTTGACGTTTATCAGCCATAGCATCTCTTGATACAAGATTTACTGTAGACGTGCCTGATCCTGTCAGGTGCAATCTAATAGTTTCTACCCAGTCAGATGGTATCTGCATGTATTCATCAAGATTTGTTTGTTGTCCATTGGCTCGTGCTTCCATCTTCCAATGACGTATATCTCTATTGATCTGTGCTTCAGCCAATGAAATAAAGTCAGGTATAACTGCTGTCAAATCATCTCTATTTAAGAAATCAGCAATGCTTGTTTTTAAGCCTGTGTACGTATTTAATGCCATAATCAGTCCTATTTTAACGTAAGTATATCAGTAATTAAGAATAATGTTGATTGTTATAAGAGCAAACCCATTCTCCGTTGATTTGCTTTTACAGCTCTGTCAACATCTTCTTCTGTGATAACTTGACGAATTTTTTGCCCCATAATAGATTTGTTCAATGAGGCTTTTTTTGCGCCTTTCATTCTTTCGTTAGTTATTCTTTTTCCTTTGTTGTCATTTATAACCATCAAGTCTAATAAATTAATTGGTTCTTCAATACGACCAACCATTCTACCTTTTACAGCAGCACCATATGTTCTATGACCTGATGGAATAGTACCATCTGCATTTGGTGGAATTTTATCTGGAATCATTACATTATGAAGTGTATAAGGATCGGTAATTAATTGTTGTGGATCACTATTAGCTAATTGATGCTGCAACATTGAGCCAATATCATCTCTAGCATTTGTATCAAGTATTCTAATAATATCTTTCTTTTGTGGGCCAGACAATTTAGTTAAATCAACTTTATCTAATCCAACAAAATCAGGGTTTAAGAATACTTTCTTTTTAAATTCATCTGGTTTACCTTCGTTAAATGTTTTTAAGTATTCTGTTTTTCTAATTTTATCGTCTAGGTCTGCTATTTGTTTTTTGTTTAAATTAGTTTTAGCAGATTTAACCATTGTGTCAGACATTTGAACTGCGAAATTAATAGCTCCTAACCCCATTTGGAAAGGTGCAAACGCAGTTTCATCTAAAAGTCCTTTTTTAACACGTAATTTTTCAGACTCTTTTAAATTATTAACAAGAGCTTTTATAGCCTTTGGATCATTGGCCCAGGCCATGTCTTTAAACTTATCCGCAAACTGTTGACCGCCTTCTTCAATTGAACCACCAAAACCAACTTCTTTACCACCAACTTCTCTAATAGTTTGACCAGTAGATGAGGCATCTGCCATACCTGATGCAACTACTCTACCTGGTAAAACATCGTAAGCTGAAACATAATTATGTTCGAGTGGTGTTCCTGTTTTCTTTACATCTATATCCATGACACCTTTGTTAATTGACTCTTTTATTAAATCATCAGCTATTCTGTCTCTGCCTAATCCCATTGCTAATTGTTTTTTTATTTCATCTGATACACCAGGATAGCGTTTATTAACATCTACTATTGATAATCCAACAGGCAACGATCCAAATTTTCTTACGTGATCCATCAATCCTATCTCTTCAGCTGCTTGTATTGCATTTTTTACAACAGGAGCAGTTACGTTCTTAACTTGTCTAGCAACTAACCCAGCACCTGTAAGTTCTAACATTGCCTCAAAAGGGTTTTCTTGTGCAAACTTTTTAAAGCCATCAATACTACCATGAGTAGCTACTATGTCTTTCCATGCTCCTTGCGCTAATTCTTCTCTTGGTTTACTGTCATAGCCTACTTTTTCATCTACGCTCTCAAGAAAATCCATTACACCTTCAGGCATAACTTTACCTAAACCAGTTCTCCAAGCTCCACCAGCTAAATCAGCAATTGCTTTAACAGTTTCACGTGGGTTTGTAACTATTGTTTTTATTTCTTCGCCTGTTTCTTTCATATCAGGTGCAAAGTTACTAGCTAATAAACCATAATCTAAGTCTGCACCTAGCTTTGCTTCTTTCTTAGGTGCATCAAACATATCAAAGAGTCCACCAACTACACTCTCTTTGTTATTCCACATATTAGCCAATATACCTTTCATACAATTCCCTTCATATTTCTTCTAATAGGTTTATCCCATGACTCATTATAAGGTTGATAACCAATTGCCAGGTAACGAAATGAATCGCTGCCATGTGATGCCCAGTTATGAGATGGTCTCATACGCCATGTTTTACCATTGTCATCCCAATCACGTGAGTAGTTTGTTATTGCATCTATACCCTTCTCACACTTCTCTGCATCAAACCAACACTTATCTAGCATAGCTCTAACTGATTGTATGCCATCGTCTATGAGTAATGATGGTGCTATCTCTATATCTCTGATGCCTAATCCTTCTAATGTTTCAATACGACTCTTGCCTGATCCAAGCTCTCTAACTCTAACGTCATGAGGAAAAACGTGTTGTTCATACACATAACCTTTATCCTGTAACACTTTAGCATAATGCTCCAGGCCAACACCTGATGCCTCATAGTAATCTATTAGATGTACTTCTGTGCCAATAAACTGTGCAAACCATATGGCAGTTGAATCACCTACGCCTAAATCCCAACTGGTTACAACGCCTTTACCTCTGTCATAACCTACATTAGTTATCCGATCCTCATCTCTTGCTCTTCGCATTTCTGCTGCATAGTAAGCACCTTCACTATAAATAAGATAACCACCTTCCCATATATGCTCATACATATCAGGTCTTTTTTCTTTGTCTTCTATTCTTGTTTGTTCTAAGACATCAGGAAACCAGGGGTTGTCTGTATAGTTAAGCATTACACCTTTAGAATCTTTTGGTGGATTGGCTCTATATCTTTCATGTGTTGCTGAATACTTAGACTCTGGATTCCAGGTTATCCATATTTCTGAGTCTACTTCACGGACAGTTGGTATTAATACATCGTAAGCTCTGCCACTTAATGCCTCTGCCTCATCTACCCAACACAACAATATACGAGCCTTTGATTTAATTGAGTCTAATGATCTTCTAAGACCTGAGAACGTATATTGAATATTACCATCTCTGCTTTTAATAGTACGCTCTGATATTTCATAGAAGTCAGCTAACCACGGAACTGAAAGTATTGCAGATTTAATCTCTTCCAATGATGACTCACTAAGGCTATTCATAAACTCTCTAGCGCAAAGTATCTGACCACGCTTTCCAGCCATAGACATTCTGTAACCATAAACTGCTGTCATTAACGCAAAACTTCTGGTTTTTCCTGATCCTCTGCCTCCAAACGAAAAACGACTCCTTGCCTCACCCTCAAATACAGGAACTAATTTAGGTGGTAATTCTATCTGAGCTACTTCACTCATTGACCTTACCAACCAATTCTATAACTGTTGGCTTCATACTTCCATCACTAGAACTTATGTCTTGTTCCATCTTATCGTGGAAGCCATGCTTACCTAAAACTAACTTAGTAATAGCTGAATTAAACTTGTTAGACAANCCTCCATTAATCAATGTNAGCTGTTGCATTTGTAATATNTTGCCTAATATGTCGGAAAACTTCTTATCTTTTTGCTTGGCCCAATCGTATAGAGTGTCTCTGTGTAGGTCTAAAACAATAGCTAATCCTTCAATACTAGGGATCATATGACCGTGGTTACCATAATCTCTAATGTAGTCATAAGCCTGTTCTTCTAGTTCTTTACTCCACTTAGTTGGTCTAGCCATTAGATACCTCGATCCTTTGCAGTCTTTGCAGCCTGTCTAAAATTCATAGCGCTTGGTCTTTTCTTATTACCTTTCCTTCTCATCTTTTCTTTACTACCAGCTTCTATCCTTCTTCTTTTTGCATGTATGTTTGCATACAGTCCAGTCTTAGCCATTTAGTTTCTCCTCATTAAAGAGATTATTTTCTGTAACAAAGTTTTCAATTTGACTATTAATTATTTCGTTAACTTCTTCATCTTCAATATTTAATATATCAGCAGTCATCTCACACAATGCTACATACCTAACTTTCCACATATCTCTGTCAAATTTTAATTTTTCTATTTTACTTTTAGTCATTCTCTCTCCTAATTAGTCTAGGACACTCCTTATTTTTGCAACACTAATCGCAGTACCATAAAAAAAATGCCCTAGCTAATTAATTTACCAATGTTAACCAGTCTTCAGGTCGAGGTAAGTTAACTCCTATATCATCTGCAAACTCTTCAACGTGTAACAGATACTCTCCCATTTCTTTCACAGACAACTGTGTGGTCGATTTTATCACAAGAACTGGCCTACCCTGTACTTCTTCAATCTCAGGCTCTAAAAATTCAGAGGCTAGATAAGTATGTAGTGCCATTTGTGTGTTTCCAGTCTCTTGAAGTATGCTCAACCAAGACCAATACAATGCGTTTTGTTTTGTAGATCGACTCTTATTGTTTGGTGCAATTGTTATAAGGGCCTCCTCACAATCTGTATCTCTAAAAAAAGTTTTGACCTGGCTCTCAATAATATCTGCTTTAGGTTTGTCTCTGTGCAATATACGTTTATAACTTTGATTGCTCATTTTAATCCCATAGCTTTTAATTTTTTATCAGTTGATCTAACTGCAAACTCTACCATCTCATCTACAAACTCAGGTTTGTACCAGGGATGTGTTATTCTACCATCATAGACATCATGACAATATCGACACCCAAAAAAACCAACGTCTTTACCATCAGAGTCTTTTGATTTAGCTCCCATTGCACCATTATTCAAGTGACAAAAAACCGTGGTCTCATTATTTTTAATGCATTGATCTAATTTTAATGTGCATCTTTGACCTCGTGCAGCCTTAGTAATTTTTGTCTGCTTCACAATTTACCTTTGTATTTATCTAACACCATAGACGATTTTAACTGGTCACATAAAGCTAATATTTTTTCAGCTAATTCTTCTTTTAATTTTAAGTTTTCAACTTCACCTAATTTAATCATTAGATCATTAAGTGCTTTAGTTGATTGTTCTCGTTCTGTTTTAGACATTTTTGTCATTTGATTCTAAATAGTTGGCTAATCCATAGATCATCCAATGTGTAATAGGTTTATTTGATGCTATACGTGAAGTAAAACCACTAAGTGATAATCCTAACAGTTTAGCAGCTTCTTTTTGTGTAATTTTTAATCGTTCAAGTTCTCTAGGAATTGATTTGTAATAAATTGTCTTAGGCATAATAAAAAAAATCATTGAATAGTTAACATTATATCAATATTAGTACAATGTTTTAGTTGGTTTAACTTTATATTTCGCTTTCAGCGAGTGACTTTTGGTAGAGCCGAGCTAAACGCTCATTAAAGATCAAGAGCTTTTAACTTATCAGGATGCAGTTTGGAGTTGGTGAGTTCAGGCAAATCAATCCCTAACCCACAGTTAAGTAAGTTAGAGATTAACATCAGTCTACAGCTCATCGCAGTATCATCCAATGCTTGTAACCATCACAGCTATACAAGTTAAGGTTCATTGCTAC